TACCAAATACTTCACCGAGATTGGCGCAGAAAACGTCACCCAAGGTCAGGTGCTTGATGACTTCAGCAAAATGCAAGAAGAAGCCAGAAAAAACGGTGGTTCCTACACCGACGCCGTAGTCGCACTGTTCGACAAGTACGGCGACGGGGCGTGGGTGTTCTTGGCTGGGGCGACACAGGCTGCACCAGGACTCCAAGTAACCAAGGAATACGCCCAATGGCAGTCCGCCAACCCTGGACTGGTCGACAAGTATCCGCTTGTCGCTGGCTGGCTTGGACCACAAACAGGCGAATATGACCCCGCGGCGTACAGGGCGCAAGGTTCATCGGGTTTGCGCAAGCCGCGCGACATTGAGCAACGCCAGGAACGCGCACTCAACAACCTTGCCTGGGCACAATACAACCATTTCAAAGACCAGTTGGTGAACATTGGAGCCAAGCAGGGCTTCACCGAGGAGCAGGTAAAGCGTTCAGAGAACTTCAAGGCGCTTGTCAAAGAGAAGTCTGACGAACTCAAGACCCAGTTCCCGATGTGGAATCCTGCCGCAACCAGCGGAGAACTCGAACGCGAACTGGTCAACCAAATTCGACAGATTGAAAAGATGGTCAAGGACCCTGCCGTCCTGAAACTTGATGGTGGTAAGGCTTTGCAGCAGTACTGGGATTTCCGTAAGCGCAGCATTGACTTGGCTACAAGTCAGGACCCTTCTTTGGCTAATGACAGTTGGCGTAAGGCTAAGAACGCTGGAGCGATGCGGGCGCAATTGACCAGAATCGGTGAACAGTTGGTGGATACCTACCCAGACTTCGCACCGTTGTGGGAAAATATACTGTCAAGAGAGTTCGAACCAGCAGAAATAGGAATGTGATGGCTCCAAGAAACGTAAAACCAATGGAAGAAGGTGGCGGTTCGAGCACGTTCGAAGAACCAGTAGGTGCTGGTTCCCTCGGCGGAGATGCCGCTGGAAGCCCGATGGGTGGAGTCGACCCCAACTACAAGATTCCAACCTCATGGGGAACGGTCGACCAGCCATACACGTTCACGACAAAAGACATCAACATTTTGTACAAGGTGTCAACAGACAAACTTGCTTCATACAACAAGCAGTTGATGGCAGCGTTCCCAGGTTACAAGCCAAGCAACGTCAACAATCGTTCCGACAGCAAACTCCGTTCCTATTTCGGTAAGGCTCTCACCCGAATCAACATCTTGAACTCTGACCCCAACGGTCCGTTGCGCGGTAAATCACTCGACCAGGCACTCGCGTACCTAGCCGAAAACCCTGAATTCGAAACCGCAACCAAACTCCCCACCTACCGTCTTGACAACCCAGACGACCTGAAGGCTGTATTCACCAAGGCAGCACAGTCAACTATCGGGCGCACCGTTCCAGATGCAGACCTGAACCGAATGGTTGAGACGTATCAGAAGCAGATGATGGAGTATCAGCAGCGTTCAGCACTTGGCGGGACTGTCACCGCCCCGCAATCGGCAGAGACATTTGCTGCCAGCCAGATTGAAAAGCAGATGCCCGTAGAATCAGAAGCCAACGACTACCTGTCCTACATGGGCGCTCTGTCAGAATGGTTGCAAGGATAACAATGGCTACCGATACACCACCAAAGCAAGGCTCCCAAGCATGGCTTGAGTTCGCCCGCCAAGAATACGGCTGGATAGCAGAACTCTACAATTCGGTACCAGAACTCAAAACCATCATCGACAAGGCTGTCAAAGAAAAATACACCGCAGACCGCTTCCTCAACGCTGTCAAGTCAACTGCATGGTCACGCACTAAGGACGCCAAGGAGCGTGCCTTTATCGAGTTGCAGGCGTCTGACCCGACGACCCTCGCAAACAACATCTCCGCTAAGCGCATCGCTATCGAAAACCTTGTCGCTAAGGGCGGGTACAGTTTGGCTCCAGCAGCCATCGACAATCTTGCCACCCAAGCCGTCAAGTATGACTGGAACACCGATGAACTAAACCGTTACGTCGGCACCGAAGTTGCCAAGACTGGCAAGGCGGGAACTACCGCCACGCCAGCAACCCAAGGCAAGGACGCTCAAACCATCAAGACACTGGCATCCGATTATGGGCTGCGTTTGAATGATGCGCTTGCCGCCAAATATGCTGAGCAACTTATTGCTGGCACCATGACCCAGGAACAAATCAAAGAAAACTTCCGTCAGGATGCAGAAAACTTTTATCCAGCCCTGAAGGGTCAACTTGCTCAAGGTCGAACGGTGGCGCAAGCAACCGCAACCTACAGGTCAGTAGCCGCAGACGTCCTCAACATCGACCCGAACGACATCGACTTCAGCGACACGAACAAGTGGGGACGTCTTCTCACCTACCAGGACCCGAATAGTGGTGAAACGCGAATGATGAACGGAACCGAATGGGCTACCTTTCTGCGTACTCTCCCTGAATGGCAGAAGACTGATGAGGCAAAGAACGTGTACCGTGATGTGGCGTCTACGCTTATTCGCGGATTCGGAAAGGTGCGTGGCTAAATGTCAATGATTTCAAGGTTCGATGAAATCACGCAGGACGCTGGTGCTCGTGCGACCGCGATGCGCGCAGCCGCAACCGAAGGAACAGTCACCAGAGACCGCACAATCGTTGAACCAGCAACAGTGGTTCTTGACGCATGGGGACGTGCCCCAGGCGACCCGTTCTACGGCATCGCCCCAGCAGGCGGCGGCGGTGGGAACGGTGGCGGACCAACCGTTCTTCCAGTATCAGGTGCAGCAGCAGATGAACTCCGCGCCACCCTCCGCCGTTATGGTCTCGAAAACCTGTTCGACACCCTGAACAAGGCAATCATTGCAGACCCGACCATCGCTCGTACCACGGACGCGCTATTCGGTGCGGTCCGAAACACCGACATCTATAAGCAGCGATTCAAGGGTAACGCTGACCGTGTCGCAAGAGGTTTGTCGGAGTTGTCTGAAGCCGAGTACGTCAACCAGGAGGAGCAGTACAAGACTGTTCTTCGTAATCAGGGTTTGCGTCGCGGGTTCTACGACAGCCAAGACGATTTCGCCAAGTTCATTGCTAGTGACATCTCCCCCAATGAACTGTCAGACAGAATCCAGCAGGGGTACAACGCAGTAGTCAACGCACCCCCAGCAGTCGTCAACGAACTCAAGCGTCTCACAGGAATCGACGACAGCCAACTCGTCGAATACTTCCTCGACCCAGCCAAAACCACCACCGAAATCGAACGCAAAGCACGCTCCGCCCAAATCGCAGCCCAAGCACGCACCACCGCCAACATCGTCCTCACCGCCCAGCAAGCCGAAAACCTCGCCCTCTCAGGCGTAACCCAAGCCGCAGCCCAGCAAGGCTTCGGACAAATCGGTGAACAAGCACAACTTTTCGCAACCAACATCGGTGAACAAGACATCACCCAAGAAGAAATCCTTGCAGGGGTCTTCACCAACGAACAGGCTGCACAACGCCGCATCGCAGAACGCCGACGCCGCCGACAGGCAGGCTTTGAACAAGGTGGAGGATTCACTGGTGCTGGCGGACAGCAAACAGGCTTGACAACTGTAGGGCAATAGTAGACACGCACAATAACTGTGTTATAGTTCAACTACCTGTACAAGCGCCCCCGACTTGTATGGTGCATACGGGGAGACCAATCAACATACAGCCGCCACAGTCCTCCGCTGTGGTGTGGGTAAAAGGAGAGTGCCATATGTCAGAAATTGACAACTACGAAAGCGACGACCAGATGGAGTCCACGCAGAACCCAGTTCGAGCGCGGATGAAGCAACTGGAAAAGGAAGCCGAAGCCCTGCGCAAGCAGGTAGCAGAAGCCGAAGCCGCAAAACGAGAACTAGCCTTCGTCAAGGCGGGAATCAACCCGACCGACCCGATGGCAAAGTACTTCGTCAAAGGCTACGACGGCAACCTCGACCCAGATGCCATCAGGAACGCAGCAGTTGAGGCGCGTTTGATTAGTCCCCCCGAAACGACACCAACGGCTGATGAGGCACAGGCGTGGCAGCGAACCAACAAAATCGCTGCGGGCGCCCAGACCGCACAGCCACCAGTCGACTGGAGCAGGCGAATCAGCGAGGCTCGAAGCCCGCAAGAAGTAGATGCAATCCTGGCAGAAGCACGAATCGCTCTAGGAAACGCAAACTACTAACAAAAGGAAAAAACTAAAATGGCAGGCGAAACCACTACCTCGTCTCTGTCCATCGACCAGGTTGCATTTGACCGCCTCGCGTACTTCGCGTTGCGTTCGGAACTCCTGTTCGACCAGGCAGCAGACATCCAGCCAGTCGCCCAGGCAATGCCTGGTTCTGGCGTCACGTTCACCATCTTCGCAGACATCGCAGCCGCGACGTCGACCCTCAACGAGGTCACCGACGTCACCCCGACCGCGCTGTCCGACAGCCAGGTGACCGTCACCCTCAACGAGTACGGCAACGCAGTCGTCACCACCGCAAAGTTGCGTGGCACCGCGTTCCTCGACGTCGATGCAGCAGCAGCCAACATCATTGGCTACAACGCTGGCGACTCGATGGACCAGGTCGTCCGCGAAGTTCTTGCAGGCGGCAGCAACGTCGTGTACGCAACGGGTGGCAGCAGCACCCCGTCCAGCCGCACCACGGTCGCAGCAGAAGACATCATCGCCGCTGACGACGTCCGCAAGGTTGTCGCACAGTTGCGTGCCGCGAACGTCGCCACGTTCAACGGCTCGTACATGGGCTTCATCCACCCAGACGTGTCGTACGACTTCCGTTCGGCAACCGACGCAGCCGCATGGCGCACGCCAGCAAACTACGTCAACCCAGAGGGCATCTACAACGGCGAAATCGGACTCTTCGAGTCGGTTCGCTTCATTGAGACGCCACGCGCCAAGGTGTTCACGAACGCCTCGG